GGGTTCTGGTTGGGGTTCTGGTTGGGGTTCTGGTTGAGGTTCCGGCTTAGGCTCTGGTTGAGCCTCAATAGCCTTATCAATTACGGTTTCTGTTTGGGGCTTTGCTATCTCTACTGGAATAACTGTGGATACAGTTGGTTTAGCTGCTATTGGTGTGGCTACTATTGTTGGTTCAGCAGGCTTTTCTATCTCAAGCTTAGTCTCCCTAAGTAAAAAAAGAATATGACTATAAATACCCCACTTCTCACCCTCCAATACCGTATCCTTTGTAATCGTAATCGTCTGACCAAACTCACCGGGTACGTCTAACTTCGCACTTCTCTGTCCACGCTTTAATGCCCACTTCATGTAAACCTCCATAAAAACAATAACATGTAATCGATTTCCGTACCAAAAGAAAAGGAGAGGCGTCGGGCCTCTCCTGTCTGGATCACCTATCGGTTGGTATCCTAATCAGTCAAGATTAGAATGTCTCCAAACCAGATACGTTGAATGCCATGTAGAATTCAGGACGGTGAACCTTCAATGCGTAACGGGTTCTACATGCCTTCGCTACCGATGCTGTCTCAACATCTTCTCTCGCAGAAGAGAAGGTGAGCGGTACGTAAGGTGCGTAAATCGTACCAGATTGGAAGTACCCCTTACCACGCAGGCCCAAAAGAACCTGCTTGGTAGCATCGTTTGCAGACAACTCTGGATCTTCGTAAACGGTCCACTTCTGGCCAAGGGTGCCTACGCGGGAAATACGCGCGCCGCTCTCGCCCATAATCGACTGATTCATCGCTTCTGCGGGATCAAATGCACCACGATTCTCGGCTGTCCAAATGTTACGGTAATTTGCATGGGTTGAAAGCTGATCCAACAGCGCCGTAAATGCAGGAGGACAAACAATATAGTTTGCAGGTGCAATCTTGGTGCGACGGTAAATCTCAGCAGATGCGTTGGAAAGGCGGGTAATCAATGCCCGGATGCTTGCCAACTCTACGTCTGCACTTGCAGAAGAGTAGGTAACGTTGACACTATCGCCTGCACTGTTCAACTGCGCTTGGATGATTTCACGATCAATCTCGTTTGTCATAAACTGCGCAACCATCTGGGTCAGATCTGCCATAGCGTCCGTACCAACCTGGGCAGCCATATCCTCCATCATGGATTGGGTCAATGTGAACCGAAGCCTACGCTCCTTAGCGTGCAAATCAACCGTCTCAAAGGTAGGTGAAAGCTCACCTACGTCAGAACTCCCTTCCATGTTCTGTGAGTACGAAGCTACAATAGCCGCGTCTGCTTCTGGAGCAGCATCAAAGGTAACAACTACGCGACCAGTGCTGTAATCAATGGTGCCTGCGCCACCTGCACTACCCGTCATAACGCCCGCACCGTTATCGGTAAATGTCTCTGTGCCATCACTTACAGTAACACTGTATTCCCAGCTTGCACTGTAAGGACGTATAGGCGTATGAATCAGCGAAAATGTAAACGCGGTACGTGTATTATCACCCGTACCAACAGGCTCTTCTTGGACATATTCAGAAGAGTAGTTCCGGCTAAAGTTGGTCATAAAGTTTTGACCAACTGCAACGTTGCCCCTTGCGCGGGTAGCCTTGAAAGACTGGATAAATGCCCGACCGTTAGGACCAGTCAAAGGCTGTACAGTTGCCAAGTCGAAAGCAATCTGTGCTGCCAACATCTTACGAATAACAGGCAAAATCACCTTGTTATCGTTAGGAATGACATCAGTGGTCACATCTTCGTTCAAAGACTTAGACTTGTACTTCCCAAATTTATTGAACTTGGAAGTATTCTCGAACATATGTGCAATCATCATCTTACGTTGGGCAGGATGGCTAACCTTAGCAAAATCCTCTGGCCTTACACCAATAAGCCTTGACCATACGGCGTCGCTCAGCAAAGCTGGATTAAAGACTGATGCAGTTTCTTCCATTTTTCATAATCTCCTTATTACAGAGTATTACCACCTAACGTTTTTTGCGCAACATTTTTATTACGCAAAAAACGTTATCATTTACATTAGCTTCTCAAGAAACGAGACATCAATATCTGATACGTCGTCATTAGCCTCTACCTCTATAGGTGCTTCTACCGGCGCTGACTCAACTATCGCGCGACGTACAGGAGCCTTGGGCCTTACAGGCTGTGCCTGGGTATCCTCCATTATCTCCCTACTCCGTGCCTTAAGAATACCTTCAATCTCTTGTACCGTTTTCGCACGGTCGATACTCTCCGATAGTGCTGTCCTATCAGACCTCAACATTATCTTTCTGTAGCCATCTAACTTCGCTTCAATAAGCTCATTATCCCTCTGGCTACGCTGTTGGGTACTCTCTACAAGCGTCTCTCTCTCTGATAACTCTACCTTAAGATCGTCTCTCTCCTTAACAAGCTTAAGACCCGCATCGACCGCTTTCTGCAATTTCTGCTTCAGATCAATTACGCTTTCGTTCAATTGGCTACGCTCATCGGAAATCGATTTCCCTTCCTGTAGCTTCTGGCGTAAATCAGTGACGCTCGCTTCCAATTCAATCACCTTGGATTCGTATACGTCCTTAATCGCTTGGCAAGAATCCCTTACCTCCGTCTCAACAATTTCGGATACCCGCTTCGCTACCATCTCCTCTATCGCATCTTCAGGCTTCCTAAACTCAGCCATATTAAGCATACGCTCTAACTTCCTTTCCATTCCCTCCATCGTTAATTGCTTCCCTACTAACTCACGGATAATGTCTCCCTTAGGATGACCACTGGTACGGTTATGTAGCTCTACATAAATGTCCTGTACCCGGCGCTCCTCTTTCAATACATCTATCGTGCGACGGCTACGCGCAATCTCGTACTCTAACCGTAACCCTAAATCACGATAGCCCTTTACCTGCTCCTGTAGCTCCTTAATAATTACAGATTCCGCATTCGCTACAAGCGGTGCATACGTTTCCGCAATCGTCTCAATAAGCTTACGTGCTAAGCCATAACGTGGATCAGAGTTGTAGGTCTGCTCTAAGTTGTTTCTTATCTCTGTGGATAAACGCTTACGCTCATCTTCAAGGCGTAACTCTATCTCTTTCGTTATCCCTTCTTTAAGACCTTCTTCTATCTCTTTCACCTTCGTTTGAATTCCTTCGTCCAATAGCTTCGTTTGCTCTTGTACCTGTGCTTCCGTCTTAACACGGAATTGCTCATCCAAAACTGCAATCTGTTCTGTCTGTTGGCGCTTCTGCTCTTCAAGTGAAGATTGTAAAGACTCCAATTCCTCTTTAGCCTTATTCACCTGCTCGCTAAGCTCAGTATTAAGACGCTTTGCCTCATCAAGTACGCTTAAACGCTCACGCTCTGCTGTAAGCTCATCCTCAAGACGCTTAATCGTCTCTGTAAGCTGTACAGACTCATTTACAGTCTCTACTTCTGCTTGGGACTCTGAAGTATTGGCATTGGTAGCTGTAGCGGTATCTGTAGAGACGATTTCAGTTTCGGTTTTGGATTCTGTAGTTGTTGCCTCTACTGTATGGAAACCATTCCGTATCCCTTCAAGTAAAGGGGAGCCGGTAATCGATTTCGCTTCTTCAATAAGTGTTGCCTGTACCTCGTTGGGCAAGCTCTCAAGGTATGACTTCATCTCCATAAGTGTCTCTGGGGCCTTTGGTAACTCTGGAATAGTGATAGCTTCGGAAATAGTAGGTGCAGGTTCGGTAGTGCTATCCTCACTCTCTACTACCTTCGGATACGCTGTTCTCATCGCTGGATCAATAACAAAATCAAATGTGTCCAGTACGTAGTCTGATTGTACCTCGTCAACCCCCTCATCAACCCGCTTAACAGAACCCTTACCACGGCTGGATACACCTACTGGAACACCAGCCTGTGCTAAAGTGTGTATAACCCTTCCTGCGTCCGTATCTAATACGTCTGCTTCACCTAAGATAATACCATCCTTGGTAACCTCTAAAGCAGTAACAACGTGACTAATCCTAAGCATCGAACCGCGACCGTCTGTAGGGTGATCTGCTTCACCAACCACCTTGCGCTCTTTAAGATTCTCAAGCAGTCCCTTTATCGCCCCTTCCATAATACCCCTTGGGTATCGTCTCTTATTGGCTGTACACTCGTCTACACGTCCAAACTCACCACGAACGCGCATCAATATACCAGTGCCAGGGCCGGTCTTGGAACCACCAACAACTGGTGTAAGAACTGTTGAACCGCTCTGTTCGTTAAGAATCATCTTATTAACCTCTCTCCCTGAAATACCATGTATCACAACGAATTGCAAACAAACAATAAAGGAGAGCGCCTAAGCATCTCTCCTTTATTCTATCGTGTTGGTTATCTGTGTTGGTTATCGTCTCTTGGAAATCGATTTCCGTTTTGTCTACTGCTTGTGTCTTACTGCTTGTGTCTTACTGCTTGTGTTTGCGCTGGTATGGTAGCCTAAATAACACGCTTCTCGACCGCTTGGATTTCTCACTCTCTTTACGCCCTGACTGATTATCTCTATCAGGGCGTGGAAAGTAGCCTATCTTTTTGCGTATCTCAGAACGTGTTATCTCGCTTAGTTTCCCATATCTGCAATGAGATATGGAACGTATTCGTCAAATACTTTCACGCCACCATGCAGTACCTTGATCTGATTCAAGAAACCAGCAAGATCAGGTTGGCCGTTCCCACTCTCCATAAGTGTTGCCCTGGAATCGCTAAGGGTTTCAAGAGACTCCATAATCCCCTTAAACTCTTGGTGCTCCTCATCCGCGTATTCCTCAATAAAATATGCAAGCGTTCCTGCAATATCGTTAATGAGTGAGTACCCTTCGGACAGCGCAATCTGCAAATCAGTTGCACTCTCTGGCCTACTAACCTGTGTACTCTCAAGCAAGCCCTTCAATGCGCTTACATCGACTGATTCATGCTTTGCAGGTGATTTATGTTGCTTGTTGAAACGCCTAAGCTTCTTTGCGTGCATCTTAATCTGTTTTTTATGGGAGCGACGATAAGCCTTTTGTGACTTACGAATAGATGATTTATTCAGCCTCCTCTGAAGCTTAGCCTTCAGTCTCTCGCCCTTGCTTTTAAGCTTAACTCTGACCATCTTAATCGTACCACCAACTTGCTTCTTAACAACCATAAGAGAGCCCTTGTGTGGCCCAACTTCTTCAATAGTCTTGCGTACAAGATTGGTGATAGCCTCTCTCAAGAGAGCAACATCGCTATCATCATACACTTCGGTAAGCAAAACAATGTCCGATTCGTAGGCTTCAATGATATCCTTCATGACAGCCTCTACAATTTCGGATTCTGTCATAGGAATCTCGTAATGAACATTAACCTGTTCATGACGAGATTCTGCAAGACTGCGTGAAGGCACTTCACGCTTAGCTCCTGGCTTAGCCTCTGGCTTCTTAACCGCAAGAACGTCAGTGCCACCGAGAAGACGTTCAAAAGAATCAAATAGACTATCATTCATCTTTGTTTACTCCGTTAGAGTAAATCTTACCAAGATCTGTAAATCCTGCAACATATTTAATTAGCATATCGTGCGTCTCTACTAAATCACGAAAACTTAGCCCTTCCGGTTCAGGTAGAGATACAACTGTGTTCTCTATCGAATTGTACAAACGATATGCTATCCCTACAAGGGATAATGGTACATCTGGAAATTCGGAAATCGATTTCCTGTACCGCTCTGTAAGAGCCCTATATGATGCCTCTACTATCGGCCTCAACCTCTCTGGTTGGGGTGGCGCATACGGTGATAACAGTACCTCGTATAAATCCTCATCCCTAATAGCCTTAGGTGCTACTTCCATGAGATCGTATGCCTTTCTCCATACACTATTCTCAAACATCTCCTTTAGTGCCTTATCTCCCCTGTTCTTTCGTCTGCTCTCTGCCTTAACTACCGCTTCATTCACTATAAAATGTGAACGCTCCTCTATATAGCTCATTTCTGCTTCCTCATTAAAAGCATACCACGCCTAAACTCTTTCCTCAACTCGCCTATTTCCGACCTAACCTTCTTCATGTCCTTTCCATCTGCTATGTCCCTCTGTATACGCTCTAAATCACCAGTACGCCGTAGCTCGTTCAATATCGATTGGTTTACCCTTTCGTCTAAACTGTTACGTGCTCTCTTAAAGCGTATACTCTCCGTAGCTCCTTCTTCTCCAGCATACATCGCTGCCTGGGCCTCCATTGCCGCGTTCTGTATCCCTTGATCAAAATCTGCCTGCTCTTTCATTTCCTTCTTTTTACCCGCCATTATCTTCTTTACATCGTCTTCTGCATATCCAAGTATCTCACTCAATAGCCTATCCTTTGGTAATAAATCCATTAGGCTTAATGCAAGCTGTACCTTCGCAGATTGTGTCTCTATCTGCGCAAGCTCGTTAATCGATGATGGTGGCGTCATATGCACCGTCCATTCCGATGAATCCGGATCAATACCTAATATGGTTAGGTGATTCCTACATATCTCCGTAAAACCATTAACCATCTCACGCTGGAGTCTCCCCGTCGTTGCAGCAAACCTAATGTCTAACTGTGCTAACGATGATCGGGCATCACCATCCTCTAATCCTAAATACGCCCTTGGAACCTTAATAGCCGCAATCATCTGGCTACGAAAATATTCCAAGTCGTCTATCGCTTGACTATCCGCACCACTCAACATCTCTATCTGTGTTGCATTCTTTCCACCGTTAGATGGTATAAAATACGTGTCCTGTTGTCCTAATGGGTGATTCTTAAAGTCTAACTTACCATCAGGACCAATAAACTTCTTTCCTGTAAACGCATTCTTTGCCTTCTCTAACCATGCCCCAACTGCATTAGGTGCTACCCCTGTTGTGTCTATATAAAATGCCCATTTCGCTGGCGACCGTGTAATCTTGTACACTATCGCTGCATCCTCCAATAACACTAACCGTCTCCATGACCATCTCGCAGCATCTAAAATGCTTGAACCATACGCACCCCCATGCGTGTACCCTACCCGAAAGTGTATCATATCCCATGGCTCAAATGGTATAAATGCGCCCCTATTACCCTGGCCATCTGATGTAGGCTGGATAACATTACTACTCTCTCCTTTCTTGCGTTGCTCCCTTAGCACATTAAGCGAACGCTTAAATGCCTGTAAATCTACCATACCGTCTACCGCTAACTGTTGCGCATGACCTATAAGCGTTCCATTTGCCTCCTGTATCCTACGCATCGTGCGTACTGGTACTAAATTCAAATCCACTACGCCATCTTCTGTATAAAGAACTTCACTAAAATCATTACCGTATTGCGCTAATGTACGTGCAATAGACCATACCTTCTGCTCTACCTTAATACGCTTACTTAATAACTCGTTTAGCTCATTCTCTATCTTCTTATCCTCTGATTTTACCCATACACTATTTCCTGTATGAATATCAACTTTTGTTGAATCGTCTGCATAAATATCAAGAGCCGTTACAAGTAATGGGTATTCTCCCATATCGTTATAGTCACGGTATCGCATCAAGATGTCCTGTTGTACCTCCGATGATCTTAGGTACTCCAACACAGGACTCATTACGTTATAGTATGAGGTATAAGCCCTTGGTTGTTCAGCAGGCTTTTCTATCGCTTTCTGAAACTTCTCTGCTGGTGCCGCTTCTGTTATTTCACTAACAGAACGTAACTTACTTAAGTACCAACTCATTATGCTATACCTCAACTCCTATACTAACATGTTTTCGGTAATCGATTACCGTTTACCGTTACCGATCCGCTGGTTCAGTAGGTGGGCTCAAATCCTCTATAGGCTTCGGTATCTCTGTCGATACCTCCCCCTTTGGCATACTCTCCGATGGTATGTACCCACCAAAAAGATCCTTAATTACATCCCCTACGTGTAGACCCTGTTGCTGTAGTGCAAACAGCTTTTCATGTATAAACGTAAAATCCTTCTTATTCTGGAGTTGAACATATATATGCTCTGCACCCCCATAACTAAAGACCATATAGCCTTGATCCAAGGTAGATCCGCATGACGTGAAGATTTTGTTAAGCACGTTGGATAAATCGTCAACTGTCTTTATCTGATCCGATACCTTGTCGAACTCCTGTAACATCTTCTTTTTAAGCTCTGGATCACCTACGTCGTTAATCGCGTTCTTTACGTCTACCTTTGACTGCTTAAGTAATTTAGACCATGCATCATCCTCCATTACACCCATCAAATCCTGCATGAACGCTTCGTCGTGTCTGGATACTAAGTCAGTGTAGTAGCTCATAAACTTAGATGGATCAACACGACCACGTAAGACGTTAAGGCGCATCGTGATAAACTTCAGTGCGTCCGTCGCCTTTACACTATCCCCCTGGTATTTCTCATCCTTTAGTACAACAGCAGGTATCGTTGTAAAACCCTTTGCCTTTACTACACGATAGCGGTGCTCTCCACCAAGTATCATATATGTACCATCTGATTTAGGTACAACCTGTATAGGCTCCAAAAACCCCGATTCGTCTATCTCTTTCGATAACTTATTAAATGCCTTATCCGACATCTTATTCGGATTCCATGAGTTAGGAAAAACTCTACCTATGTCTAACTCCGGTATATACTCTATCTTAGCTTCAAGCTTCTTCTCAAAAACAATAGGAGCAGTCTCGTTAGACTGCTCGTTTGCTTCCCCTAATGCCTCATGCTCGGAAACTTCATTATCTACTGTAGTGTCTACTTCGCTCATATCCTACCTCGGTGAGTGAGAAGTATAACAGCTATATTAAAAGTGAGACAGGTTTTTAGTCAAGTCTGGATGGTAGCGAACCCATAAAGAAGATCGAGTTTTAGCTAATCCTCACCATATTTTTCCTTGTAAGAAGCAATTACTGCTTTGCCATTTTTAATATAGGATTCAGTCTCGTCATGCTTCTGCTTATGGCGCTCAGCCGCTATACTATGCTTCTGCTTTTCGTTATAGTGCTCATTGTAGGCGTTACCATGTTCTGCCATTTTAGCTTCGTGCTCCTTAGCCTTCCCTTTACCAAACCATGATGCCTTCGCCTTATCGGAAGCTTCTTTAGCCTTGTGAAACTCTGCCTCATGGTGAGCAGCCTTAGCTCCATGCTCATCTGCCTTTGCTTGCGACTCTTTATACTTAGCAAGATGCTCTGCTGATTCTTTCTCTTTTTCTGGCAAGTGTTGTTTATGGTGATCAACGCTTTTCTTATGTTCGCCCTTATAATCATAATCACTGGTATCTCTATTCCATATTTCATTTTCGTCACCACCGTAGTTGCTACCAGGGCGCATCCCACCAGAATTGCCGCCTCCGTGGTGAGCTACTGAAGCAGGCTTCTCCTTAATGTGAGCATGACCATTTTTGATAACATCATCTTGGGAACCACCACCCGTATAACCTCCGCCGCCACCAAAAGGATGACCATTCCTCTCCATCTCAGCGCGCTCCTCTTTGGTAGGCCACTCTAAAAGCTCTCGACTCTCTTTCAAAGAAATATACAATTGGCGCATGTTAAACCCTCTGCAAATAGCATAACAAATTATCCTAAAATCGACACCTATTTTATTGCCCGGTCTGGATTCACTTGTACCCATGCCTTTCCCGCTTCCGTTAAATACGCATACTCCGATCCGTTCCCCCGCTCCTCTATCGTTATCAGTCCCGCCCTTACAAGACTCTTAAATGTAGAACGTGAATTAAATCCCGCCTTCACGACATATACGCCTGTTGGCTGTGATGATAACCGCCATAAGATCAGCTTATGGTTGTAGCCTATATTGATCATGTATATCGTATAACACGATATGGTATTTCAATAAAAAAGCCATCAAATTATGATGGCTTTTTCATGATAGCTTTGTCGATTTTGGTAATCGATTTCCGTCTATACCTTTCGCTTTTATACCTTTCTTTTAAGTACAATCGCGTACTTCAGTGCTGAAAATAGTACCCGCTCTGGAGGCTCTGTATCCAGTCTCTCCTCAAGCGGTAATGGGTAGTAGTCACTGTGAGTTTCGTTATAGCGTAAATGCTTTACGTACCATCCAGTACGGGCTCCAGCTTGGACCGACTCTCTACTGTAAAATACCAGGGAGTAAGTATCCGCATGTACACCTACCTCGTCCTTAGGTACGAATCCCATTAACTGGGATAAAAACTGTAGCCCTATCTGAAAACCAATAGCTGTATGCAATGGTACGCGACGCTGTGGAACCGGGCGCGTGTCTCGTTCATTGTCCGAACGCCTAAACCACATCCAGTCCGTATGCTCCTGTTGCCACGGATCAAAACCAAGCATATCGTGAGCTAAATCCCTCAATTCACGTTCTACATCAGAAGGCAGTTTTTTCAGATCAAAGAATTGCTTATTCTCCATAATTCAACCTCTCCTACAGCCCTAAGCATAACTCTTTACTAAAAGTTGACAACTAAAAAGGTACAAATATCCGTAGGTTACGGATTAAGGTAACCGTAAGGTTACCGTAAGGTTACCGTAAGGTTACAACCTAAGGAAATCGATTTCCTTAGGTGACTCTTAGTAGGCTAAGAATGGTAACGGTGGTAATCCGTCTGCGTCAAGGCCACTATTGTTATTACCCGTACCTATCTTTGTTCTCGTTCCAGCATCCGTTAGCTCTTTATGTTTGGGTTTAACAGGCTGTATAGGCAAAGCCGTTGGTGTTGCCGGTGCCGGTGCTTGTGGCTCTGGATGCGACCCGTTATTTGCTCCACGCTCAACGATGTGTCCCCCTACGCCAATTCCCTTCATGTGCTCTTTTATACCTGTCTCTATATGCTTAAATGGCGCTCTCGGACTCTTAACAGGTCTAATAATGTCCCTCTCCCATTGATCATCATCCTCTGCTTTATCTCCTAATACCTCTATTTGGTGTGGAACCCTAAGTGAATACTCCTCAAGTGAGGCTATTACACCCGCTACGGCGTCTGCTGTGTCTTTTGAATTATGTACAAATGGCCCCGCTGCTAATGCAAAATTCTCAGTACCCGGAACCGATATATCGTATACTGGTACAGGCTCGGTAAGGTGAATGGTATTAATCGACCTAATTTTCATAATGCCATCCTAAATGCTATCGCTTCAGCTTCGGAATCAAAATATTTCAGCGTTTTGCCTTTGACTATGACCCTCCATTTATCCCTTGAAGAAAGCCATGATACACCGCTAACAGATGATCGCTTCTGAGCCTTTCGGGGGGCGCTACTTATATTGGTAATCTTGAAATCTGGTGGTAAATCATCAATCTCAAAATTGACAGGGAATATCTCATTAGGACGTAGCAGACGGGCTACTCTATCTCTAACTTTAGCAGCAATGACTGGATCTTTGTACTTACCAAAGTATCTGGAGCTAACGACAACAGCATAGGTGTTATTTTTTGAGTCGTAAATTACACCTATGTAATTTGATACTCCTGGCGCTGGTGTCATATTGATATTGTTTTGCCATAGACTTACAAATCTTAAGTTAGACCTTCGGTTATCGAGTCTATCGCGTGACAAATGATCGATTAGTTGATCTGGTGAAGCATCCATAATAAGCCTGTGCATAGAGATATTAATACTACGATTGGTATCACACTTATGAGTACCCTTTCTATGAATAACGGTACAAGCATACCCGTTACGCAAATACCACTTATACTTTGAAAGCTCTGGGAAATCAGAAGCATCAATTAGTGCATACTTGCCTGCGCCTTTAGGCCCATGTAAGGCTATTTTTACCACATCTGACATATTTATCCTGTTGACCATATAATTAATAACAAGGATGTGACTTTAACGCATGCTCCGACGTAAGATATCTGGCCTCAATATAACTACCATCCTCAAGTAAAAACCTATGATCCGGTGTGCATCTAACCGTTTCTCCGTTTTCAAAAACTATCTCTACAATCTCATACACAAATTTCGTGAGGCGTGGATTCACTGCAAGCGCGGTAATCGATTTCGTGCCGTCGTATGATACAATGCTAATGTCCGATTTGCCTACCATTTGGTCTATGCGCATTGATTGGTCATCCGATAGCCTAATAAAAGTATCTCCAGTAAAACATCCACCTATCTGGTGATCTATCTTTCCACTAATCGGATCGCGCTCTAAGCCTAAACACTCGTCTATAAATGCTTGAAAACGGTACATCCTTAATCGCCCCTCGTACATCGCTAAGCGTAAACACTCGTATCCAGCAGGACTCGTATCAAGTGATAATATGTCTGAATCTATGCCTTTTGCTCTTAGATGCTGGATATTTTCAGCCGATTGGTAGGTATCTGAGCTTACACGCACTATCTGAAAACCATGATCCATAAACTCATAAATCAATCCCCGTATGTCCGATAACATAATATACTCACCCATCTGTGGACGTATCGATAGCACGAAATCGATTTCATATTCCGGCGCTGCCTCTATATACGTCTCCTCTCCCCCTGGTGTCCTACGCTCTACCTCCACATACCTTGTAATGTGACCCATCGCTATACCCGTACTGTCTCCTGACATAGACGTGTCTATATGTATAACCCTTGGTGCTTGTGGATTACGCTTCGGTGTCCAGTGGTTCTCTAAGTGACCCGTAGCCAACCGTACAATCTGTAAGTGCGCTATCTCTATCCATTTTACAGCAAAGTATAATCCAATTACCCATTGCTCTGATGTAAATGGGTGAAATAGCCCCTCTCGTATCGTAGGCTCATAAATAGCAGACTGCTTACTAATAAAGCTGCTAATCGCATCCGTACTTAATCCCGCTATGTCCCTAATACTTCCATTAAGATCACGTAAAAAATCCTCATGGTACTTCATAGGAACCTTGATTATCTGTGATCCCGTTGTATCCAAAAACTCCTGTGGAACTACATCCCCCTTCTCTAAAATACGCGAACGTGCTGTATGACCACCTACAAGCAAATTAAATGTAGGACCGTCTAAACTCTCCCCCTGCTTTACGTCCCATGTCGCAAAATCCATTACGTGCGTATCTGAATTCCCAGCATTCTCCCTTATTCTCCTCTCCGTAAATGATGATGTTGTTGTCTTAGATGATATCAATATCGATTTACCAGGGTGCCTTGAAGCACCACTCGTTCTGTTCTTAATACGGTTTGTTAATGTCGCGTATACCTTCTCTGCTATGTCGAAATTCGCTATGTTCATCTTCTGGCCAACGGCTCCCTTGATCGCTGGCTTGTTTCTCGATACCCCAAGAAAGTTAGTCTCGTCCATAACCATCGTTACGACGTTCAATCCCAAAAACCGCTCTGCACCTACAGACCCTATCTTTATGTTAATTCCCTTCGGGAAGTGGACCTCTTCTTGTCTCTCCTCAAACGGAAACTCCGTCAAAAAGTATGGACTCTGCCTTAGCTTCTCCATAACAGATGCCAACATCGCTGTACGTGCTAAATTCAAATTCTTTGACAGTAGCACTAAGTACAAATCGCTATTCTGTGCTAACCCGTATATACTCGCTGGATCACGAAAACATGATAACTCATAAAGCACCCTACAGAATATGATGCCTCCACAAAAGCTTTTCCCCCAGCCAATTGATCCCGTGAGTATCAGCGTCGTATACCGTGAGTTATCCTCAAATATCTCGCATAGCTTCTCTTTCAGTTTAGGGTATAAATTCTTACATGGCTTTCCAAAATAGTATTCATCATCTAACCATTGGCGCATCGGTACAATATCACGCTCAAATACTAAATTCGTGTGCGCCTGTAATGTAGAACTGCTACCCCTTTGGGCCTCCTGTATGATCTGTAATACCGCCTTAGCCTCTTCTGCACTAAGCCCTTCCATTACCGATGATATCAGTAACTCCTCTTCTTCAGCCGTTCTCTGGTGCTTCGCTCTGCCACTCTTTACTGTAATCATGATGCCTTCGCTATAAGTAATTTAACCGCATTCAGTACCTTATTAGATGACTTCGGATCTGCTAACCCGTTTGGTACGCTAACCTTTCTAAGTGGATCAGATTCCGATTTTGGACTCAATCCTACTTGCTTCTTTAATGCATAAGAAGACTCCAATAACTCTTTACCTAACTTAAGCTCCTGGCCTGTCCTGATATTACCAATCTTGATCTTCTTCTCAAGCTCGTATGCCATCATTATACGATTTTTCTGTATCTCGTATAATTCCTTCATCTCTGAAACTTCGTTTAATCCCTCCTCCAACTCTATCGCAGCAGATTGTACATATCCTGGCAAAAATGGCGCTACCTTCTCTATCGCGCTTAACTCATGGCGTAACTTAGCAAGCTTCTCTATTACTATGGTCGGGCTTGTCTCTGACCATTCGTGATTGTGCTCTTGTATGAGCGAGCGTATATGCTCAAGTGAAAATCCACCCCTTAGGTAATCGATTACCTGCTTGTAACAAGATAGCTCTTGAAACTGCTGGTGCAGCAACGATGCTGTATGTATGGTGGGCGTTTCCTGTAAAGCAGGGGCCGCCTTGTGCTTTGCCATTTCAATACCCTATCCCTTATGGGGTATTGATCCTCTATCAAATCCCGGTGGATGTTGCAAGAATCCTATATTCTGTTGTAATATCACTACACGTAAGTAGTGGATTCATTATCCCAATTGACATGTACATCTCTAAACTCGGTTGCTTCCATCCCTTCGGTTTGCATCCAGGGGGCGTCGCCTTATCGTGCTGGTATGCATGCATAATGTCTACCTCCCTCTTAATGGCATCTACACTGTCTGTAGAGAATTCATCTGTAGAGAATTTGTCTGTGTAGGATTCATTTAATGGGCGCTCTGCAATTGTCTGCCATGGCTGCCCTATCGTGTGTAAGGATGTAAACTGCATCAATTCCGGCTGTGCCGATTTATACTGGTACAATTCTAATCGCGGCATTTGAGCCGCTTCTGGCCCCTTCGCTGCGAGAATGATTGTAAGTGTAACCCCTACAACAACCATAAAAATCCAAGAAAAATACTGAACGAAGGTTTGCATAGACTACCCTTATCCTGTTCATACAGCCAGTGCAAATCCATAACATGGTAATCGATTTCCGGTTACTTCTGCCTGTTAACGTCATCTCTAATGTCTGATAGGACATCACGTATGTTCTGTATACGCTCCTCAATAACCGATAATTGACCTACCCGTGATTCCAATGCCTCTATATGTGCCTGCTGTCTCGTTATCTCTAAACGAGATAACTCAAGCTCCTTTAGACGCAATTCAGCGTCAAATGCCCAACCCGCTACCGATAATAGTATTATCGGTACTATCCATGACATTATCCTCCCAGATAATGTGTTCAACATCGTATCCAATCCTGTAGTGCCTGCCATAACTACTCCACTTCCGCATATACAATATTCATAACGTCTGCCTCGTCTACAGACCATGACCTGATTTTCATCCTTATCCCGCCAAGGACCGTAACAGGCTCTATCTCCCCTTCACTCACCTGCATCGGATTAATTAAGACGATCTTGCCCTTGAAAATCCTATCAGTACCATAACTGCTAACCCTAAAAATCCGCGTATCATCTTTCCCTATTCGGAGAGTGACAAAAATATGGGTCTGTACCTTTGCGGATACAGACCCTTGCTCATTCTCTTGCGTCATTCTTATCACTCCTGTCTGTGGTACGAATAACGCAAATTCTAAAACCCTTCAACCTAAATCACATCAACTGTTAGCCGCCGGATATGTAACGCGCGCTTGGACAGTGTTGCCTGTCAAATCACCGTACACTTCTAAGGTGGTTCCGTTTATACGCCACTCACCATCTGCGTTAGGTGTGCTGCCGCCATCGTATGCTAACTGTGTACCACTAATAGACATCTCAACACCGTTAATGATGAGACGTAAAAGCCCTGGACCCCAAGTTGCCGATGTGGCATCAATGGCAGATGACAAAGTAGCAGAAGATATGCCAGCACCAAATGTAAAATTAGTGTACGCTAAACTCTGGCTCTTAGGTGCCCATGAAAGCTTCCCAGGTGTTGTGCCAAGCGCCTTAAGCTGAAGGTCACCAGAACCGTTCTTCTCAACCGTGCTGTCGTCTGTTGAGACATAAACACCGCCTGAATCCTTGTACAAACCTCCGTTAGACCCTATCTTAAGGCCCAACTCACCAGAACTAAACTGTAACGATGGATCGCTGGATTCAAGCAGCACAGCAATCGTACCGCTGTCGATGTCAATACCATCACCCGCCGTATAACTGGACCCGTAGGCACTCCAGTTAATGTCCGTACTTCCCATGGTAGGATTATCAGCAGTCGTGAAGAAAGTGTCATCCGCGTTAGCTGTACCAGCGTCTACCTGAACTACAGAAGATGTAATCTCTGGACCTGAATCAAAATCTGTTGCGCGGGTAAGAACGAATGCTACACCAACCGCACCTTGGGTTGTACAACGGTAAATACCATTATGCGCAGGAGTTGCTTGGTTCTTTACAAGTATACGCTTGTTAAGCGCTACAGTAAACCCGTCTACTGTAAGAACACCTGTAGAACTGGCTGTAAGTGTTGCGCCAACTCCCGATGTACCGTTGCTATAGGTGCAACTTGGAAGTGCCTCTGTAGTCGCTAATGTAACATTATCTTTCCATGCAAGAGAGTTAATAAGCGTGTCTACATATCCCTTGGTAGCTGCATCGCCATCAGACTCAGGGGATGCCAACCCTGTAATCTTGAAGTTGTTAGCCGCTAATGCAGCGCCCAACGTACCACGTAAATCTGAAAAATCAAATGTCTGTGTAAGGTCAATATCTAACTGACCTGTTGTTGACTTGAGCTTCGCTGTCTTTGCTAACTGGCTTGCGAGAATACCCATGCTGCCCTCTCTCATAATTACTGAGTAGAGCACAATCTGTTTTAATGCAAACGTTTAGGAAATCGATTTCCCAAACGGACATACGCTCAATCGTCTACCATGTGGCTAACACTATGATGACGTGCAGTAGATAAAATACGCTTGAAACATTATACACTAAAATTGAGTAAAGGTGAATTAACGTCATCCTTAAGACCACAACGCTGTAGGATAATCGGAACCTCATGTCTACTAATGATAGGCAGTACAAGTGACCCAATAATAGGTACTGGGTACTTCTTCAAAAGTACCGGCCACTCCATCGTTGGTGCAAGCGATACAAGCTACGTTAACCATTTAGTTAGGCGTACATTGCAAAATGTCCTTATGCAGACCAAGGATGGAACGTTCGTAAACAAGGTTTACCCGTATAATCCCCGGCGTTACGCCTGTTGGTGGTTACAAGTTGAGATGAACTCATAGTGCTTCCGCCCGAACCGCAATAATACTACCAAGACGTAGTTGCTCATTCAAAACATAGTTACATAATGGCCTATCAAGTAGGTACTTGATAGCCTCACTAAACCTTGTAGGCTTATTATACCTCTGATTGTGTAGTACCGTCCCAACAGTCATGACTTCTGCAACCTTGTATCCGGATCGCTTCAATAGCTTGGTAATCGATTTCGCACCAATATATACAATATGCTGGGGTGGCGAATGTAATACCCAATCCTGTCCGTATAGCCTTGCATTAAGGCTATCGATATTAGGTGTGCTAAGAAATAAAGTGTCACCCGTACTTTGGTGATCCCTTGCAACACTAAGAAGCTCTACCGGGTCTTCTACATGCTCAATAACATCTATAAGAGATATCCCATGGTATCTCTTATTTGGAATAGATGTAAGAATATCACAACCAGAAATCGATTTCGCTTTGGCTGCTACCTTCGGATCTAACTCTACCCCTTGAATATTATCAAATCCAAACTTCTTCATGTCCCTAAGGAAAAGACCATATCCACATCCTATGTCAAGGATGTTTGCATCGTCATTAAGCTTGCGCGTAAACATACTGATATATTGAAGATGACGTGTAGCTGTATAGCTACCTACCTCACTATAAGAAGATGAATATCCATGCTCTCCTTTGGTGCGACGAAACATCTCGCCATTGTAATAATCTTCTGTATAGATAGAAGCTGGGTCTACCCGGTGCGTCTTATTCAGAGAGACTGAACCACATTCTATACAGATAGAATGGTGCTCTCGTCTCAAATCATGAATCACTTTACCATTGCAAATTATACATGGACTCATACCGTCCCCCTAATAAATGTAGTGTCCGATGTTGAAGGATCGTCCCGCCATCCCGCAAGGTGCATCGCTAAGCGCCATACGGATTTACAACGTGAATTCGGTTGGATGTCCCTTAGATCAATGACAAATTTGATGTTTGCCTGTACAAAATCACATAACTCGTCAAAGGTAATCCTTGTCTGCGATTCTGGAATCTTAGACACGACCGATACCATATTCTTTGGTGGTGGGAATTTACTCTTACGCTTCTCCGATAGATCCATCACTTCCTTATGGATCTTACCAAGGTTTGGTACATCATGCAGGTTACGTATATGCTCCGTTTGCTTCTGTAAAACCTCTTGTACCTCTGGTGTAAAGTAATTCTCACAAACGTACTTAAGCAAGGTTGCTATCTCGTTATTGGTCTTAGCTACATACGGGTAGCCTGGGTACAAGAACTCCCTTAGCCAATCAGAGTACTTAAATACTCCTACTAAACCAAGCATGAATTGCTCAATAACTGAAAATGACCCTTCCGCATCCGTCGCAAGGAATAAAAACGCATGAGCTTCAGATGCTCGCTTCCAAAACTCCTCTTGGGGCAATCCATAAGTGTAATCAAAATGGTGCTCGTATCTCTTCTTCCATACCTCGGTAAAATCATTACCATGCTTCCCTTGTGCTTTACTGGAAGTGTTCATGATAAATCGTAACGGGTATCCAACCGAATATAGCGCGTCTACTATCTCAAATACCGCCTGATAGTCGTATGCACTATTAAACCCATATCCGTAATTCACTACCCATTTATCTTTTGGTTTCTCTTTTACGTTAAACTGCTTGACGTAATCCAAAGGAATTGCCATCGTTCTAACCTTTGAACACGAACTATCTATCTTATTATAGATAGCAGGCGATACGTGCCTGCGTACAACTTCCATACTACGCTTATACGATACCTCCGATACCCATGCGTGACCATCGCATAGCTGAAGCCCGGCACTCTGTAAAACCCGATAAGGCTCGTTCATATTCCTATCGCTTAGGCCAAACATAACATTGCTATAGGTGATAGGTACGAGGCTGTTGTTGCTAACTGTCGAAAATAACTCTGCCACATATTGCGGTACGTGCTCTGGAGAAACAAATACAACTGCGTCTACAATGTACTTTCCACAGAAATCCGAAAACAAATCCTTTATCTCTTGGGGTATCCGAACGATATTCCATCGTTGGAACTGTCCACCTACTAATGTCGATGTCTCAATGATGTGTACATTGGGATAATCCATATCCGCACGTACCCAATCTGCATCCTTGGGCATTGCCAAATAAATCTTACCATCTGGATCTGTTAGAACCGCCTGCCTGATATAGTTTTTCAACCATATATAGCATCCACATGTCCTTAGTAGTCTACTGCTAAATACCGGAAAAACCAATGAATTCATACTTTCCTCATAGATGGTCGTTAAAAGGGCTGTTGGTGAGGCATTCTAATACCTCATTGTGATTACCGAATCGGCACGTCGGACAACGCTTTACATTGTCTTTTTCAAGAAAGAACTTGGTAATCGATTTCCTCTTTTCACCATACCATATAGCCTTGAAGCTCTCGTTATGCAATGAACCAAGCGTCACTTCTTCTTTGGTGAAGACCCTATCCGGTTTTCCCTCTAACTTCCCATGCGCACAACAAACATACACATTTCCATTGGCTCCAACGTTAGCAACGAAATTGTGACTCTGGCAAATAGAGAAATTCGGAGCGGCTATGCTGTTGCCAATAAGATCTACTGCGTAGACCCTGAATTCACCATAAGGTGAACTTCTACCATCATAAGACTGTATAACCCCCTTAATGTCAAGGTGCTCTGGCAGGTAAAACCGCTCACCATTCAGTAACAATGGCTTAAAGTCTATATAGCTGAAGCCTTCACGGTAGGCTGTCTCTATTGCTGGAATAACCTCATGTACGTTGTGATCGCTAATGATAAATGAGTATCCAAGCACTAACTTTGGATTACGCTTCCGTAGCTCACGCGCGTTTTCAATAACACGCTCATAAGCCCCTGGCTTCGACCGGTGCATAACTTGGTGCGTCTCGTTAGACGCTGAATCTATAGAGATGCGTACCCAATCTGCATAGTAGGCAACTACGTCCCTCTTTCTGTCGCTTTTTATCAACTCACCCATCGTCGTTAGACCGCACTTGATGCCAAGATGGTGCGCTAACTCAAATGCTTCGTCAAACTGTGGATGTAGGGTAGGCTCCCCTCCCCCGTCGAAGGTAATCGATTTCACACCCATATCGGCAAAATCTTCAATGGTGCGTTTTACTACCTCCCATGGAAGCTTAGTAAAATTAGACTCCTCTCGTCTAACTATGTCTGAACAAAACCAACAGTCATGCGCACACCTATTCGTTAGGTTGAACTCTACCGTAACAGGTGGAATCGTCTCACCATTAAGGTATGAGATAAGACGCTCTCTTTGCCCCAATATCTTTAGCCTTGATTTCTGTATCGACATTCAAATCCTCTTCTGAAAAAAGCTGTAAAAGAATATATCCATCTCACATGCCAATTTCCACATGTCCGATGGAATCTCTATATCCTCCCATTTAGCGAGATGATTGCTTACAGCGTAATATCTCCAAATAACGCCCCTTAACATCCCGCTATAGCGAGAATCAATCTGTACCGGTGGACGCTTGCCCGGCTTAAGCTCATCTATATACTTAGAGTGGTAGAACTTACCATCCCTGGTATGGATATCCAATACATACCATTCCATATAGGGTACAGGACCGTCTGTACCCGGAAACGGTAATAGCGGCGATTCCTCCAGCCATTGAGGATGGTAATAGCCTGCTTGAATCTCAAGGCACACCTTGAGTCCGTAGAAACTGTCAAAACCTACATCAAGGTATCTCTGGATATCTGGATCTGGGATATTCCTAAGTACAGGAATTATCGCCTCCTTATATGAATCATTCCCATTCTCTTTACGGAGGAGATTTCTCCAAAAAATAAGGTACATACTATAAATGTCTTTGGATACAATTGCCCGTGATACCTCATCAGAGGTAGGCGCGTATGTGAATGTCTTTGCATCCCTAAATGCCAGCAAATACTGTTCAAATCGCGCTGTTGCCCCCGGTAGACGGTGCTTCTTACGTGTGGCAAGAAATCGCATCGCCATTATTTCAGGTGTAAGCTTTCTCTCTACAATGTCTGAATAGAGCCTGATATTGCGGCTCTCCTCAAATACAATACCCGAAATGTAGCGACATAATCCCGCTGCGCCCGTAATCTTTTGGAGCCATGCAGCCGTTAAGCCACCAAACCTCTGGTCCTCTTTCCTCAACTCTTTGTGGAAGGCTGATTTAATCAGCCATGGCGCATCAGTTTCATCGTAAAAAACCTTAGCCGTCGCGCTTTCCGGCCCCATACCCGCTGTAGGTGCGGATACCTCTTGAACTTCAAGGGAAGCCCGTATCGCTTTTATTGCTGGAGGCTTCATGTTGAATAAGCTTGTTTGCATGAAGAACATCTATCACAGGGCCGATACCGAGACAAACCAAATATACAGGAAATCGATTTCATGACAGGTATTTTACAATGACTCTGAAGGTGCCTTCCCCCGTCTCACTCAAATCCCCCGCTATACTAAGGACGTTACCCGCTATCATATACTCCCTATCCTTATCCCATACCGGCGCTTCCGTTACGTATGCTGTGTCTAATACACCATTCACATACACCTCTATAGAAGAGATAGATCCGTCGTCTATGAGCGGGCTATACGCAAGCTCTATTGAGCTACTATCGCTTCCCTCATCATAGGTGAAATCTATATTGTCAAATACCTCTCTCCTTAATGTCCCACTTCCACCTACGTATAACTCGTATCTCGGATCAAGTACCGAATCAAAAAACGTATGGCTTAGTACGTGCTCCGATTTCAATAGGTGTACCTGTATCGTACCCGTTACCGATACTGCTATCTCCTCTGTATCGTATCGGTAAAAGCTCAATATCCAATCACCTACCTCACCCTCACCCGTACTGTTAGGTCCATAGTACGCTCCCGATAGCGTCAAATGCTCGTCATCTTCTACTGATTCAATCTCACTCCAATGGTGCTCTGGCCCCCCCGTTGGCTTAATAAGCTGGCCAGGACCGTATGATGTGAAGTGCGTTCCAGCACCTATTACAGACCGGCTTCGTGCCTCAAATGTTACATCCCCCGATATCGTCTCCCCTTCAATCGTAAGCCTACCATATACAGGCTTACCTTGCTCATATATCCTACTACGATCCTTAAACGGATATACAAAGTTGTTTGCTCCTGAAGTTACAAGCCCTGGCACTATCTCTGTACCACCTGCCTTGTAACCCTGACCCATCATAAATTCATCAATATTCGCGCTCGTTCCCGATACCGATGTCTCGCCCGCATATACAAACCTTCCTATACGCTGAGATGCTATTAGCTCAGCAGGAATACTTCTCGGATCAGGCATGTAAAAACCTCTCTCTATGGGATAACACTAAAACAAAAAGAGCCCAAGGTTTCCCTTAGGCTCTAAATAACTCAAAGAGTAGAGTTATTCGTTATCGCTCTCTTCTTCCTCTTCTTCCTCTTCTTCCTCTTCTTCAGAATCACTATCGGTATTGGCTTTGGCTTCGCCAGAAATGTCAATACCGTTACCTTGATCGTCAAGATAACTACCACCAGAGTAAATCTCTCCGGTAGGGGAAAGAATAAGAAGGCGCATACAAAGCTCCTTCTGGAACAATTCTACAAAGAGATCCCCGTAGCTCTCAAGGGCCGTTTCCGACTTGAAAGCCGCAATCGCTTGACGCAACGTATCAAGGGGTTTCTGTCCCCCCGTCATTGCGAGATAGCTTTGGCAGATATTAACCAAAGCGGCAGAAGGTGCTACCTCTTCATTTTTTGCCGCGTCGATGGCCTGATTAACAACCAGGGTTTCTTCAGGCAGAAGATTGAAACTCATCTTCTTGGTACCATCGTCGTTACCTGTGGCTGCGCCCTGTGCAATCGCACGTTCGGGCGTGAACATGGCCGCAATTTTCGCTACGCTGGTGGAGGGACCACCAACCTTCGATACAATCTCTGCGAAGTTTTCTTTATTGATCTTACCAATAAGGTAAGATGCCTTGGTTGTCCCCAAGGAGGCAATCCAAGCACGCTGCTCATCACTAAATTGTCCGAAGTAACTACCGATCTTCACAAGATTGGTAGCTTGACGCCCTTGGATGGGCAATTCGGCCTCCACGTACTCCAGAAAGGTGGGGTATCCGAAGCCAAGAAACAGGCTCTCTTTCTGGATCTTGAAAAGCAGGTCCGCAAGGCCCAAAGAGCCTTTCTCCAAGGTATTCGCCAAACGGTATACCTCGGTGCGAATGCCTTGGTTTTCCCCATTGCCGAAGGGTAGGGCTTGGCCATCTAATTCAAAGGTGAGGGGAACGTCTTCACCGTCAACAAAGGTAGGTGTACCTTCGTCTGAAAGGTAGGCATCATTCTCAGTGTCGGAATTGGTGTTGGCCTCGACCACAAGCGAGACGCCTTCATCTACAGGGAAATCGATTACCTCTGCAACGGAGGTAACGGTTTCAGTATTGGTGGTTTCGGTATTGGTTTCGGTATTGGTTTCGGTATTGGTATCTAAGGACATTTTAATGCTCCAAGTTGAGGGATTGAAACGGGTTCGGGATGAACCCGTTCGGGCGTTATCGCCCCGAACTTCTACACCATAGCTTAGCGGTCTTAGACTGACAAGGCGGTTAGACCAAAAACTTTATTTTATTTCGCATCGTTTTTGCTTCCTTTCTTACTGGATTTCTTAGGTTCAGGTGCGGATACAGAAGATTTAGCTGTGTCGGTCTTGGTAGAGGTAGAGGTAGAGGTAGAAATCGATTTCCGCGTTCTTTTAGGGGCGCTTGGAATGGTGCTAAGCGGGATAGCCGGTAGTCTTACCCCTTCCTCAATCGCCCCTGCTAACCCTGTAATATATGCATCATTCTCATGATCCGTTCCCTGGACCGGAAGGTGTAGCGATTCCATCCTTTTCGCTATCCAATCCTTGGTGGTTATCCCATCCTTCTTCAAGACCGCTGACTTCGGAGGTACACTACCCAATACGTGTTTTCGTACCCTGGTGCTTGATAAGCACGTTATCTGCATACCAGTAACTCCAATGCTCTGAAGGCAGCGGTAGACCGCTAATTGCACAACGTAGTGTGCGCCCCCTATCTCTGCGATCCTACCGTTCGCCATATAAGCCATTCCCTCCATGTATACCTTTTCCGGTAGAGAATTAGCCGGTAGACTGCTCAAAAAAGCATGTACCTCGTCATAAATAAAAGACATTCGTTCGACCGTCTGTAGCTTAACTGAAGCACAGATCGTCGTATGTCCTACGACCTCGCCCGTATGGTGAGCAACTACCAACCCAACGTCTCTTAGAGACGAATCTATTCCAAGGATGATCATGAATAGCGTATATCATGATCCCCTTGGATATGCTTGGATTGGATCGATTATCCGGTAATCGATTACCGATTTTAGAACGGAATAAGATCGAATGGAATCTCATTGCATTCTGCCAAAAGATACCCGTCATCACTCAACAGGTCTTGGTGGGTTTGACGCTCAGGCGCTGCCTTAGCCGCGTCCATTGTCGATAGCCCGATTGACATCCCTAAGGCTGCAATTTCCATAAGTAGGGTACAATGTTTGCATTGTCCCGCTCGGTACTTCATTGCTGGGCAAGAACAATGCAAACTGCCTACCTCCGTTCCTTCCAACGTATAGATTTCAGGAACCGTTTGCCCCTTCCGAGGCTTAGAGAGAGACATCAGGTTTACGTTGATCATGGTAGCCCCTAAAGAAGAAGAGAAGAAGAGAAGAAAGAAAAAGGGTATGTTGAGTGATCAACATACCCTGGCTACCCTTTCCTGCTACCCGTTCTTAGTCTAAATCCAGTGAGTTTACAAACCCTTTACATGCTGTTCTCTCTGATCTGTTCTCTGGTCTGTTCTCTCTGGTCTGTATCCGGTTGGTGATCAGCGCCTACGGTTAGGATCGGGTAGCTCCTCAAGTGAAGAAGGCATAATCTTAATGCGCGTTACAATAGCATCAGGAGCCATCTTGTTAGTGCCCTTGTAGCCCTTCAACTCCTCAAGGTTACGCTTCCACTCGTCTACCGATACATAATCCTCTGACTGTGCATCGGTAATACAGAATGCCTTGAGCTTCATTGTCTTGACATCTTTAATTACAAAATGCAGCGGGCTAAATCCGTCCTCCGCAAGAATCATGCCCCTTGGGCCACTAAAACTAATAGGCGCTTCCATATTTAACGTGATCGGACCCGTAAATACCCGCGATATCCAACAGGTGCGTTTCTTTTTCAACCGAATCTCTTCTCTTGAAGTAACTTCGTGCATTTGTCTCTAACCTCCTGCAATGTTCTATCATGACAGGATCAGGTGCGCAACTTCATCGCGCTAAAAAACGCTCAATACATATACGATGGTAAAATGCCTTCGCCTTTGCTTCTGTGTCCAAGCTGTAGAGATACTCTATCCCATAAAATGGATACGGACGCTTGATCGTGCTCGGTTTAGTCTCTGGCTTGGTAGGCTTGCCATCTGCCCTGGTTACAAAATCACTTAGCGTTATCTCCTTTACCCCCTCCTCATGAAACCGGTACATGTCATATAAAAACTCATTCTCCATTACCCGGTTAACAAGGGTGCCCTGCACATAATACTGTGCCTCATCCCAATTCTTAATAAATAACGGATCAAACATGCCTACTGTAATAAACATGAACTTCTTAAGTATCCCTTGGATCGATCTTGCATGAGGCTTAATTACCTCTACTATCGCTTTGTCAAGAGAGGTCATCAACTCCTTATCCCTTAGGTGCCCTATCTCTATCTCTTTCGTCTCCCTTACCCACCACTCGTATAAACCATTATATACACCCTTTAACTTCTCAATCTCCTCTTTAGGAATCTCACTCCATATCTCTTCTCTGCGTCTTACTATATCTGGATTCATATTAGCTCCGTTTATTCTTTTTGTTTGATTGTTTGATTGTTTGATTGTTTGATTGGGTTGTTTGTTTGATTGGTGATCGGGGTTGGATTGTTTGTATGGTAATCGATTTCCGCCTTAAGCGTTACGCTTAATCGTTGCTTCCTCATTCAGATCTGCAAATAACGTCGCTGGTATCAATACCCATTTCTTCTCTACTAACGGATCTGTGATCCCGTCTATCTGTATCTCAAGTGCAGGCTCCCTTCCCTCATATCTCGCTTCACCCGCTATCTTCTCTAACCACTCACCCTTTATAGATATCGATCCGTGTATCGTACACTTCATCTCCATTAAAAATGCCCGCGTCTTTACGTCCCCCTTTGATAAAGGTGAACTACCACTCCCAGGCTTTACCCTTCCTCCATAGCGTGTTGCCGCTTCCTTCTCCTGCTTCTGTGAACGTAATCGATTTCCTTCATTACGCTTGCGTATCAATTCTGCTCGGTCCCTATCAGCATCATCACTCTCCTTAACAGGCTTTGCTTTAGGTACTTTCGGTGCCTTACCGTCAAAACGCTCGTTCCTATACCATTCTCGCATTGCTGTCTCCTTTCATTGGTGCATCCTTACATGTTTAATGTAGAAATGAAACAACCTGAATTTTTAGGCTCAGGTTGTTTGCTGCTTGTTTTACTGATTGTTTTTTACTGATGTTTTTTGTGCTGGCTACTCTTCTTTCTCTTTCTCTTTAGAGCCAACAACCATAGAAAGCTTCGCTAATGCCTTCCTGAAATACTCCTCTACTATAGGCCGATTGTCCCTTATCCATTGTTTCATATCCCCTTGAATTCTAAATAGGTGCTTCTTCTCCAGCATAAGAGAGCACTTCATTTCTCCCTTCTCCTCAGCTATCATCCCGATAGATGGGGATCGCATCATCTTATACAGATTGTCGAAGTTATCCACGTCCCCCGATTTCCATTCACCATAGTCATTAAGGCGTAAACAGTATGACTCCTTTCTCCTTGGGGGCGCTGTCTTATTCTTGATCGCCTTAGCACTAACTGTACATTCAGTAGGGATCTTAGGTGTGCTCTCCTTAGATACAATGCCCGAATACCTCGGATCAAATTCCTCCTTAAAGTCTGAAGCCGTAAGCTCCAAAATAACGCTGGCAGCAAATAACTGTCCCTTACCACCCGGCATAACCCTTGGATCACCAAACATTACACCTATCTTCTCTCTCCATTGCTGTATCCATAACTGCGTTACCGGGCGTCCTGCTACCGATGACATAATGCTACCAGCCGTTACCCGTCGTGCAAACTTGTTCAGCAATCGTGCCTGTAGCCCCTGTTGCTGCGATTCAGCAGACGCCGTAATCTCCGTTTGGGGCGTCATCTCTGCAAGAGAATCTACAATGATTAGGTCGAATAAACCGCTTCCTACCCATGCCGCAACGATGTCAACCGCCTCTTCTGCACTCCCTGGTGTCGCTATCTCAAAGCATCTTGGATGCGAGAACTTCTCTGCCCAATTCGGATCAAATGAATTCTCTACATCTACAAAGCCTACCTGAAAAGGACGGTAGGAATTATCAAGTAAAAGCTTCAATTCCTCATGGAATGCTTTCTCCTGCGTAATCGTCAACCCAAGCGGTGTAAGTGGACGCCAGATCTTCTTTGCGTAGCAATCACATTTACCCGTAAGTACATAAATGGGATTACCATCATCGTCTAATTCTGGCTCACCTTTCTCGTTCGTTAACTGTACCTCTTTAACCGAGGCATTCCGGTAACAACGTGAACATAACTTCTGGCCATTACCCGCTATCCGAAGCGTTAGCGTCGTCTTTCCTGACGAGTAATTCCCTACCATAATCGTTGGTACGCCAACAGGTACACCCGCTGTACCGTCTGGGTTAAGACCTAATACCAGATCTACCTCTAAAACCCCTGTAGAGATGCGGCGGGTCATTCCATAAGAGCCTACCCGCTGCGTTGCCCTTGCACCTATCCCATCGTTCAGCTTAGTCCGAAGAGATGCCAAATCCTTCTGCTGATCCTTCACGTATGAAGTAGCTACGGTCGGAATTACTGCTGCCGGGCGTGGGGCTACCTTAAGTGCCATAGGTGCCTGATTGGGCGCTGGGTTAGACGCGGGTTGAGAAATCGATTTCTGATCCATGATATAGGTATCTCCAAGAGCAATACCTATATCATGTCATGGTGACTCTATCAAGGAATTTTATTGGTTAAAACAACCAATAAAAGATATTCCTAACCGACATTTTCCTTAAGGAAGGACTCAAATTCGTCACTTAGACGCTTCTCTAATGCTGCGTATGCCTCCATAAATGAAGCTACGGAAGCACCAAAGAAGCGGCTCTCTCCAGTCCCTACCTTGGTGTGTCCCTTCTTTGTTGAAACCGTTCTGTTGTAAGACAGAAACAATTCCCCGTAAGAAATCGTACTTGGCACTTCACTAATTGCCTTGTTTGTCCGTCCAGTAGGATTAAGCGAATCCTCCTCTCTGGACATAATCTCTACAGCAGTAGACCGGCACCATTTACGGTGCGTATCCCGATCACCAATGTCCCCCCGAACGGATACGATAACCTCGATCCTCGCAAACTCATAATTCGCACTCGTCTGTATCGTGCGCGCTAACTCAATCTTCGTCAATCCCTGTGCTCCAGGGCGCTCAGTAATCGTAAATTGCTCACCAATGCCATCGTAAATCTGGCCCTTCTCATTGGTGGTAATCGCTCCAAACGTCGTTGTTTCGGTACTCATATCTCTCTCCGTATTAAAAAGCGGTAATCAGGAAATCGATTACCGCTCGGTTATTGATCCTCTAACGCCTATCCTTTATCCCGCTTATAGAAGCTTCTCAAGCCATCCCCCCTTTGTTGACAAAACCTTTGCTTCTATCGACCGGTAAAACTCCAACCGTCTAAAGAACTTATTCACAAGTTTCTGATTCTTATTCACAACGTCTACTACTACAGGAACCGGCTTCCCTTGGCATATCCCCGCTCTCCAGGCACACATCTCTGCACACTTCTTTTCGTTAGGCATACAGTGCCTACGTATCCTCCCTACCGTCTGCTCTGCATCACTAATAGGTACACTCAATACTATCGTGTCTAATGACTGATTATTGTATCCTTCCTCAATCATCTGCTTTGTACTCAGGAGTATCTGACACCTATCCGCTGCCTGTAGTACCTCGTCTTTCGTCTTTCTCATTATAACAGAACCCTTTTCATCGTATTGAATCACATCGTCTATAATGTGAGGCTGTTGACCCGTTACAAACCCTATCGTATAAGGTGCTTTCATCATCTTTAGTCTCGTATAGAAGAATACTAACTGTTCCATCCTCTCTGTTAGAAGCATGACCTTCCTGCCCGTCTTTGCTGCCTTAAGTGCCTCGTTCAAACACGTTTCGTTATGCTGTGTACTCCCTACAATACTACTGAGTATCTCCGTGCTCGTTAACGTGTTCAAATTAAATCCCTGTCTACCATACCTAACACCGTCAATCTCTGGTCCATCAACTACCTTAACAATAGGTATGCGGGATTGGGTCTTAGCACGATACGCTATCTCACCGATGTTGTACAGAAAAGCATTCTCTGTACCATCCTTCCTTCTTGGAGTAGCAGAATTATGTACCAGAATTCCGTTAGCTACAAATGATGGATGGCCCGACATTTCAAGATCGTAAACGTACTCCGGTCTTTTAGTTGTGGTGCATGACCGTACAATACCTTCGTGCGCACTCCATGGAACATCCTTAAATTTACGCTCAACTGCTATTCCATTCATTGCACGGAAAGACCAGTATACCTGATACGAAATACGATTACCGACTATCTGGCGACCTGCAACAATCCCGCCTAATGTTGGCTTGCGCTCATGAGTACCTGCAACAACTCCAAGACTCCTTAGAAGGGCCTGTAGCGAACGTGCAAGCTGTTTGGAGGTAGTAATATATGCAATACTACTCAGCCCTGGCCTATCCTTTCTCGCCATAATACAACCGTCTGAATCAATAAGGCCCGATAATAAATTCCTACGGGCAGTCTCATCCCAATTCATAATCCATTCGCCAGGAATCTTTTTATCCCATGCCCTTACTTTCCCAACTATAGATAAAAGCAATGAGCTAACAAGTACGTTTGAACATTTAATCTCAACTGATGCTCCCTTCATCGTTCTTATCCTGGGATTCCATATAACACCCGGCGTTTTTGATAACTTCTCAAAAACTTCTTCGACCTGACTGTTACCAACAGCAAAAGCGATAAGCGAGTGGCTTATCCATCCGTCGCCAAGCCAAAAACCAAGCATCCATGCCCAATCACTCAGCTTAATGGTTGGTGCTATGCGATTACCTGACGAAGCTTCTGTGTACAACCATTGAGGCTTAGGAAGGATATCCCTAAATTTCATATAAATCGGTAGAGGCAAATAACTACCAAGTCTGCTTTGGTTCTTATAGGCCCACCAACTCTTAGGATCTACACCAACCTGTAGACGTGTGAGTGATGATATATCAACAAGTACATAAACCCTCGACGGATTTTTCATACACTTTGATAATTCAAGTGCAACGTCTATCTCCTCTTCTTTTCCTACGTCCCAATTCGCACCATCATCTACAAGAACAGTATCCCCTTCGTGAATATCTCCCGCTGGGATCTCGCCTATGCTACCATCGTCAGATACCCGGTAAATTGAGTGATCATTAGTTGCAACTAATGATGTGCCAATAGCCCTAATCTCCGATACGCTCCTGTCGCATAAGTGGCGCATAAACGCCTTTACCGGCTTCCAACAAAAACCGCTCCCATCAAAACCCCTACTCTGAATGTCCTGCGACCTTAGAATATCAAAACCTTCACGGCGCTCTGATGCTTCACTATTGAGTGCAACGATAGAAAATGCATCCTCTATCCGGCCTACCCATCCGTTCTTAAATGGGCCACCTCGTAGCTCAATGAAAGAATCTGGGCCTATAGAAAGCCCGTACCTATAAGCTGCATTAAACTTAGGAACCACAATGCTGAAGGTGTCACTACCCGTTCTGTGACATTCATCCACTACAACTAAACCAAAATAGTTATAGACCTCCTCACTAAACTCCTTCTGGCTTAGTGTATGGATCATCCCTATTACTATGTCCTTTCCCTTATAGTCACATTTCGGACCCTGGATATATCCTACCTTTGCATCAGGTAAATACTGATTTATCTCGTCTGTCCATTGCTTCATAAAGAAATTCTTATTCACCACAATAAGGGCCGTTCTGCCTAACTTTTTAATCACCCTTAGCGCAGTAAGGGTTTTCCCAAAAGCGCACGCCGCTTGTAACATCGCTCCACCATAAGGCGGCTTTAGCTTCTCCAAAATAATGTCTATCGCTTTTACCTGCTCATCGTATGGTGGACTATCTGACCATTTCCCAGGCTTGGATATCAGTAGTGGCGATAAACTATGTCCGTAAGATACCGCTACATCTTCCTCATGCTTAAATGACCTGTTCTTTCTATAAAACTCCCTCGGAACCAATAGGTGGGTATCTGTCTCACGGTAAAGCATAAGCGGTCCCCTTGCTTCCCCTATGTCCGATGTCTGTAAAGGAATTACCGTTAAATCCCTCTTCAATTGCTCCTGTACAGATTTATTCAATCCGTCTTTATCAAAATTGTCCTTAGGTAAATGAACCATCCCGCTTATCTTTACTTTCATATGCTTCGTTTCCTCTGTTGGTATCTGGTAATCGATTTCCTATTCCTATCCAAAGGGATTGGAATAGGTCAAGAAAAGAATAGGGCTTAAAACAAAATAGGGTACACCTATCGTGTACCCTATCATAACCCGTTTATCCAAGTTAGGCCCAGTTAGGCCCAGTTAGGGCTGGTTAGAACGGAATATCTTGATCGTCATGATCCGTCTGGTTAGACGTAGAACCCGTATCGGCAGTGCCAGATCCAGTATTCGCACCGTAACGAACTGTAAGCTCGGAAGGTGAGTACAAGCTAAGATCTTCAATGGTGGGCATCGTTACCGATAACCATTTCATCCGGTTATCGTCATCTGGAATAGTCCCAAATACCTGTGGATTAGACCGGATATAATTCTTGACCGTTGCAAGCAAACCAGCCTCATCGAAGGGAAGCTGTAAACGAGAGATGCCTGGACCACCCCTCTTACCAGCTTCTTCATTAAGACCGATACTCTCCCATAAACCGCCTACGCCATGATCAAGCTCCCCGCTGCGCGTTGCTGAACATAAAAGGCCATTCAGGTTACCGCCGTTCTCTTTCCGCATTTTGCGGAAAACAGCTTCTAATCCTGGCTTCTTCTCAGAACCAATAGAAACTGGAATAAGAACAGGTTGAAACTGATAGAACTTGCCTTGGTATTCGTCAGGAACGACCTTCAAAGAAGCGTCGTAGGTAAGATCATCCGACCCTACTTGAACCTGCCCTAAGTCCATACCTACCATAAACATTTTCTTGGTAGCAAAGGATAGATTCTGATTCTTTCCTGCTTTCTTGTCGAAATACATAGACTCACATAAAGGACATTTCTGGCCCTTATATTCCGTGTCATTCTTTACAGGGCAGAGAATGACTTCCTGGCCTTGAGACTGCATACGGTAGTGCTTCATGTAGCTAAACATGTTGTGCGTATATCCCATAAAGATAGGCTGATCGCCAACAATGAGTACGCGGCGGGTTGTACCGTCTTTCACCTTAAGGATGCGAAGCTTCTGGGTACGCTTCTCTTTGGGTTGAGCCTTAGGTGCTGACCAATCGTATTCTTGGGATTTGAGTGCCATGATTTTTATTCTCTATTCTTTGGGTTGATTGTCTGTTTGGGTTATTGTCTGTTTGGTGTTGAATGAAGCGTTGCTGCTTCCCGGTTATTATATCCGGTTATCGGATATTTGCAACTATTCTTTTGTTGTTTTTCGGTATGGTTTTTAGTATGGTTTTGTCTGTTATATGATTGGTGGATGCCTCCTAAAGAATGATCGTTATCTCGGATACTGAACATATCCTATTGTGCTATGGTGTCGATACTTTATTTGTCAAGACGGTGTAACGTAGTTGTTGGAGGTAGGGAAATCGATTACCCTAAGTGTTAGCTAAAGCAGCCTCATCCCTAAGCTGTTGTACCCGCTCTATCTCCTCTGGTGTATGAGGCGTGCCCCTTGTATTGATGGCTAAGTACAAATCTATAACCTCTAACCTCGTAGAAAGACATACAACCGTCCATCGGATGCGCCCTGCAAACATCCTGATATATCCCGTAAAATCACTCAAACGGTTTCCGTCAAATACCGTTAGCTCGTTCCTCATAAACTTCATAATCGCTTGTAAACGCTGCTTACCATCCAATAACGTCGCTCCCTCGTATCCCTTTCTGTCAAAATCAGGCGCATTGACAATGAGCGTGCGCGATAGCTCCCCTCCCTTAAGCATATACTCTATGTATAGGCGCTGTTGCTCCTCTGTCCATCGGTGCGCACGTTGGTAGTCAGGCTCTATATCAAGACCTTCTTCAATACGCTCCTTAATAAAAGACTCTAAACGCCTAAAATCTACATCCTCATAATAATTACTATGCGGAAACTGCTTAATCTCATTGAAATCCATCTGGTTGCCTCGGTAATTGGGTAATTGGTTTATTGGTCTGAATCCCTTAACCCCCTCTATGGCGATTCGCTTGACGATAGCTGTAAAAATACCGTCAAGCTCTCATTGCTCCTAATGATGATGCGTAATCGATTTCCGCACCATAATTCCGCACCATGAATGAGTAACGTCATGGTGTCAATTGGATCGTCTGTCGATGCTCTCCGTTCTCCCTAAATCCCTCTAACTGTACCACTAACTCCCCTACCTGTATCGCTGTCATCTCACCCGGATCTTTTGTACCATTAGGTAACATTACCGTCGCTAACCTACGGTATGGCTCTATCTCCCTCAATATCCGATCTACCTCACTATTAAGAATGGCTCCTGCCTTATCGTTATCTCCCATTACCGCTATCGGTAACGTTGGTGATATCTGCCTCAAAAGCCGCCGTATTTGACTCTCACCAGGGCTATTCCCCATTACCCCTAATGGTGTGGCTACCTGCTTAATGCCGTACTGTACCGGCCTTAGAACGTCTACAAACCCCTCTACCAATAAAGGAAGCGTACCCGCTTGGTAGTGACTCTCTCCATACAATAAATTATTCCGGTCTAAATTCGTCGTGTGCTTGTATTTCGTTAGCACATAGCCGCACGATGGACATTCCTTCATAACGTTTACGTTCGTTCCATTACATCTGCGACATATCGGCCTGTTCCAATACGTTCTCGCACTCCAGCCCTGTAATGTATTACTCCAATCCCTAATTACAAAGATCGCTCGGTGCCCAGAAATGTCATCGCGTACCTCGTATTCCTCAAGTAACTCTGAATCAAATCCTCGCTCAATCATGTACATCGGTTGACTACTAAATCTCTCTAAATCCTCTTCCTTCGGTAACTCAACATTCCGATAACTTGTACCAGGGTTATGATTGGTGGTAAGAGAGGGATTACTATCCCTTACGGGCATCGGTACGTACTCCCGCGCGGCTCTATCACCAAAAGGAACATATACCAATCCCTCCGCCTGTATACGCTTTGCACCACTCACAATATGCTCGTCCATCGCTATCTCTACCTGTATCGATGAACGCTCCTCTATACTCAATCGGTGCCTAAATACCCAGTATAGGTGCATAAGCGATCCACTCGCTCCACATCCAAAACAATGGTAGCGCGGCATCCTGCTCGTACCACAAAGCATACTAAAGGATGGCGTCTTCTCTTGGTGTAAGGGACATAGCCCCTTTATGCTATTCCCCCTAACCTTCCTTACCTCTATCCCTAATCGCTCCATTATCCTTCTTACATTCTCTACACTCGTATTCATCATGACTGAACACCTGTACTTAGAACTGTACCCATGAGTAACGTAATCAAAACGTAGTATAAAGCTGTCATTAGTATATGTGCTCCTATATCCTGGCTAAGCTTTGCTATAAACGACTGTAAAAACAACATGTTGCTCTCATTTACCTCAAGCTCCCTTTGCTCTAATAGATAAAAGATATTCAATGGTGGTGTTATCCCCCGTACCTTCAATAAACGATCCCCGCTTACCTCCCATAACGCATGGGCTGATATCGTAATTATACTTACTGCTAAGCAGTAGATAAATAGCTTCTCCGATAACGGGTAACTCATAAATGTCCATACCCATAACGGAATCATATACTTCAATAGGTGACGTATTCCATCCCGGTAGTGTGCCTTCCCCTCCTGAACCATAATAAAAAATGCACTCTCCGGCTCTGTCCTAAGTATCAACTCAATACAAAGCGGTAATACAAGCAATATGCCCAATAGATTACCTATTAGATCACTCATTAGATAATTAACTCCCTATGCTAAATCCCTAACCCGATTACTCCCCTAATGCCTGTCAATAAATTGGTAACGATTAGGTAATCGATTTCTTAGGTCTTAAGCGTAAACTCACCCCGCTTAATCTGCGATACCCGTATCCGATATATCCCCGTCGTCTTAATCGTCGTTCCCTTTAAATTCACATACCTAATCGGATACCGATTTCCCTCTACTAAATCACAAGGGTGATCACCTACGAGCGTTCCATAACGGTATGCTGGTAACCACCCTGCGGAATACGTCGATCTGTATACTATGTCCATTGGTGCCTCTGAGAATTGGTAGTGGGTAAACGATGCCAGTAAAGGAATAAGCTGTATAGGGGCTTAGACTGTATAGGGATATTAGACCGGTTCACTCGTACTGCTACCCCTTTGGGCCTACTGCTACAGGTTTATACCCTGTGATTCCCTGTATGCACTCTTATACCTACGCTTATGCTTCCCTGCTAATACTCCCTCAAGCGCGTATGCTTCTATCTCCCATGGCATATTCTCATAAGGTATCTCATCGTAGTATCCATAATCCCCTCCTTCCCAAGTGATCCTTACTCTCGTTCCCTCCCTTTGGTGTACTATACGTCCAGAGGCTATCTGTGCTACGTGAACACTCTCATGTGCTATCGCCGTGATAATCTCATCCATCGTACTCTCGTCGTCAATAGCAATACCGATTCCGTAATCGTACTCACCTCCCTCTTTCTTATATGCAAATGCACGATTCTCACTTTCCGTATCCTCCAGAAAACCTACCTCTACCTTCAGTCCATCAACAAAGACCTTTGATAACATCTGCCTAAGAAAGAATATACATGCACGTTCTGCTATCGTTTCGTTAGGCATACCTGTCTCCTAACGTCGCTATAACGCTGCACTATCCTTCAATCAAGTATTTAGTCTGGTCTTCTGTGTTAGTCTTCTGTGTTGAAGTGAGCTAACAAGCTATCTCTATCACCTTCCTTACGTTTCCTACGTGCATCGGTATCCTATCCCCAAATACGCTATACGCTGCCCGGTATGCCATCTCTGGTGTGTTATTCGTATGTGATAAGTGACCTAATATCATTCCCTTAGGCTTAGCGCCTAAGGCTATAGACATCTCAAGTAATGTTACCGCTTGATCATTACTAAGGTGTCCATGACTCCCCCGTATCCTTTGACGTAGTGGATACGGATACCGACTACCCATAAGCAATTCCGTATCGTGGTTGAACTCAAGTAAGAGTAAATCGCATTTACTTATCTCACTCGCTATTAAATGCGTTGGCTTCCCAAAATCTGTAAATACACCAACCGATCCCTTACTTGTCTCTATCCGGTATTGACAAGGCTCTAAGCTATCGTGTGGAACCGTTATAGGGTGAATCGTTAACGTTCCAATAGGAAATCGATTTCCTGTTTCTATCTCTGTGTACCGTTCTGGCTTAACTCTCAAGCCCCGATAAGTGCCAGCCGTTCCGTAAAACGAATGCCCCTTAAGCCCACGTATCCCCATCGTATGATCGCTATGCTCATGGGTTATCAATATCCCATCTATCCGAGCATCAGGAATGTACTTCTCTAAATCCTCCTTTATTCTGCTTCCAGAATACCCAGCATCTATCAATATCCCCGTCTTACCATCTGTTATGTACGTGCTATTCCCTCCACTACCAGAGGATAACGATATACATCTAAGCTCACCACAAATAACTGTAGAAGGGGATTGGGATGCAGATTCATCAAGGGAGGCTTTAGAAGCTTGACAAGCCTCTTGGTGAGGCTCCCTCAATATCTCCCCTCTCTCCTCAATAGGGGATGCATTCAAAAGCGATAGCTGCTTTAGCCCCTGATCCAACTGCTTACGTGCTCTATCGCTTAGTATCATTAGCTTCCCTAAGGGTTATAACATAACTTTCCATACAATACGCTTTAGTCGCTCTGGACACTCAATAACATGCCATGTAGCCGGTAGCTTGTCCAAATCCTCTCTGTGATAAACAATACGCTCCCATACGTGCCCCGCTTTATGGTAGTGTGTAAGCATAAAGGTACGCTCGTTTTTTGAGCATACCTTCCATTTCTCTTTAACTTCCAATAAATCCTGGGCAGCCCTCATAGATGCAATAACCGCTTGCTCATAGGCTGTTAACAGTATCTCTGTTAACGCTTCTGTTGAGGCTTCCGTCGGGATAGCCTGCACTACATTCACTCTCATGGTCTGGGATGCTACTATCTTTAGGGCTTGCTTCACAGGCTGGACCCTGATCGGGCGTTTCTGATCCGTTTCCGTGGTATCCAACATAACAGTTTCCATAATATCTCCCTGAAGGTACGTTACAAAGCCTTTGAATGTACCCAATAATCTGGTACGACGTATATACATCACCGTTAAGTGTCTCAATGTCGGTATCCACTACGTGCGCGCATTCTGTAGAGGGAAAACACATAAAATCAGACCTAAGATTAACGATCAGATCTTCTGCCTTGAGGACATAACTGTTGCCGCCTATGCAAATAGCAGATCCAGGGTCCAATCTCTTACCATCAGGCTTGACTAATTGGAGAGCGTAAAACTCGTTAAAGAATTCACGCGGGATGCTCCCTAAGAATCGTATGGGTGGCACCCTTTCACAAAGCTCCAACGCACCAAGAATATATACGTTAATCATCCTATCTCCAGTAATCGATTTCTTGACGTTTTCATCTATTAGACGGTTTATCTATTAGATATAATCCTCATATCCCTATGAGGAGAAAGTACAACCTCTCTATTGTCAACGAGTTGCAAACTTAGAAACCGTACTAACGGATATAAGCTTTACACGCATCAGCTTGTATTCTACCGATACGGTGTTGGTGTGAGTATTGGCGCGGATACGCTTCTCTCTCCATCCAGGCAAGCGGTATAATCGCCCTACGTCCGATGAACTCGGATCGACATAACACTTTATCCCTACTTCCTTAAGCGCATCCATAATCCTTTGCCGCATGTATACGTGCCATGCCTGATGCTTAGGATGCTCACAAAAAGCTCTCGCATCCCTATAGTGTCTCCTTAGCCGGAAACACATCTGTATCCCCGTATCCGATGTCTCTATAACACTATGCTCTCCACTCAAATCTATCCCCTTCGCTATCTCTTTCCCAAGCTCACTAAAGAAGCTCCAATAATCCCCTATGACCTTCCCTTCCGGTAACTCTATCTTGTCAATATCAAACATTACGTCCGATTGACCATAGGTGGAAATCGATTTCGTGCGGCGCTCCCCCTTGTCAAATCGTATCGTCTGTCTCGTTCCACTCCAGTATCGCTCCTTTATGTAGGGTGTCCTCCCCTCTCCCCGGTCTACCATAGCCGTATGGTGCTTCGATACCTCCCTATCACTACACGCTCTCCTATCCCGCTCTATTAACGTCTCATAGATCGTTTCAGACGATAGACGCGATAAACCCCGGCTCCGTATAAGCACACCATGCCTGTCTGTGTCTATACCCGTTAACGTAACCATTACCTGCTTAGGCCCATGCTCTACCGTCGCTAACGGTAACTCTAATAACGCTCCCTCCATACAGGGCATAACAGTCATGGAAGGTGTGGCTTCAGGCTCTTTAGTCTGCTCATTAGACTGCTCATGTGTGGCTAAAGTGCCATCATTTGCCTCTATAACCGCTGTTCTGTCTGTAGAGGTAACTATAATGGTAGAGCTTAAATCGTCAATCGTAGGGCTATCTATAGGTGATTTATTGGCCGTTCCCGCATCCGTCCTGTGCTCATCTGACCTGCTTGGATATAGACGGTGCTTTCCATCGCAATCCCGCGTAACCCTAAATCGCACAAGGCATGACCAACAGTGCCCCGCTCCCTCCGTTCTCTCTTTATTCAGGTAAAACGTACCCGATGGATGGTGATCATCATGGCAGGGGCATAACATCTGGCCTGCGTGGCCACCCTCTTTCTTATGACCACCGTATGCCTCCTCCGTTGGGTAAAATACCAAGCCCTCACGATTACCAACGTTCTTTCTTATCTCCTCTATGTTCTCTTTATTAAGTACGAACATCATGTCAATAAGGTACGAGATTGCGTAAAATCTCGTACCTACAGGGCTAAATCCAGTGCGCGGGCGGATACTCTCTACCCCATAAGCACTGTCTATCTCTGGTGTCGCAGGGATAAGTACATCTTCTAATCCTAATAACTTTAAAGCCCTTCCTATTGAGCTTTCCGATGCCTGTTGACCGGTGATAGCTCGTATATACCGACGACTCAACTCAATCAAACATACATCCCCAAGATAATGGGGGTTATTCGGATCACCCTCGTATCGCTGTATACGACCAAATGTGTGTTGGTATAAAATTGCTGTCATGGCCGATTGCTTACCAGCAATAATAGCGGGTGAGCCTCCACCAAATAAACTGATATTTGCCTTGGAAATATCCAAGTAGTATGCTTTGGGTATTTCAAAGCGGGTAGGCTTACGGGTAGGCTTACCACTAAACTTATCACTAAACTTAGTGATATCTATCAATTCACTATTGACGGTTTCTTCTGACTCTGATATGCTCAAAATATCTCCAGATGCTGGTGGAACATGGTTTGGGGTATGAAAGGCTTTGAACGTGAATTCAAAGCCTTTCGCTTTTTTGCCTACTGATTAACGGTAGGTTGACTGTTGGTAGATCGGGTATCTGTAGGCTGGGTATCTGTGGTAATATACTGACCAAACAGTAAGTGTAGCCCTTGCTTACAAAGCTCTTCTTCAGTAACTTTGGCTTTCTTGAACTCATACGAACCTCGGTAGTAGGTAGCCCTACCTCCATAGCTCGTATGGTGTGCTTAAGCAAGCAGGTAATCGATTTCCTAACTCCTGTGCTTCTGTGAAGTTAGTAACGGGCAAGCCCGTGATCTTCGCTAAGGTAGAAATCCTCCGTGCGACATGTAGTGAATTTGCCACCGTCGTATAAAACGTATCCCGCCTGAACCTTTAGGGCTTCCATAACTATGGTGGAAGCCCCTACCGTTCCCTTGACAATCCGTTTTTGGGATTGCAAAAACTTCCATGCCGCCGCATCTTGGTCAGCGTGCGCCTGCTTTACTGCAAGGCGACTTTCGGAACCCGTCACTGTTACCCTGGCTGCAACAGTGTAGGTCTTTAACGCACAAAGACAATCTGAAAGACGCTCAATCTCCTGCCTTGACATGAGGCGGTCATGATATTGCTTGTCTGTAAGGACAAGGCAGTATTCCTGCCCTTTAGAGTCAAGACCTTCGATTTGAATCATAATGCCTCCTGAAATTCAGGCAATTCGTCAATAGGAGCCAAAAGATCCTGAATGATCCTTTGGAATCGAAGCCGTGCCATACAGCTATCAAAATCTGTGAATTGGGTAGTAAAAAGCTGTGGAAATGTTACCCTACGGAAAAGCCGAGGCGGGAAATAAGATCTGGTCATTTGGCCTCCCTGAAGAAACGGAGTGGATTAGAGCGGCTGCCCTAACCCTCTCAACATAACCGTAATCGATTTCCGAGCTACCTCTTTCTTGTCAACGAGTTGTCAGGCTGACTATATCATGGGTTTTATCTTCAGGAAAGTAATACTCGGTAATAAGTACCTCCCTCTTTTGACATTCCCTCACATGAATAAGATCAGGCGCATCAAGAAATGGTGTCTCGTCTTGACCTAATTCTATACTATAGAGAGAACTGTAGAAACGATCATGATATTCAAATACCATTCTGAAAAACGCATGGTATCGGGTACGGTTGAACTCCTTATTCTCCCTAAGGATGAATTCATAGGTGATACCGTCGTGCTCAAGAGCTATAGGAATGTCTGATTGACATCCAGCAAGCTCTTGGAGTAATGGCTTTGGAAATAACATTAGAATCCACCTTAGTTAAGTAATCGATTTCCGTTAGAATATAGCAAGATCCGAAGGCGTTAGAAATTCTAATCTCATGAAAGCCTCAAAGTAGTTAAAACCCACGTCGTTGGATACGACGTTCTCCATTCCGAGTAGCATCCTGAACCATAGCGTTTATGGTTTGATACCATGCCATCGCCTGTGCTTCCGTCATGGAAGCTATAGACGGTAGAATATGATCGCGTAGTCCTACGCTTTGTCCCTGGCTTACGAGCGCAATCAAATTACGTTTCATTCTGATTCTCCGGTATCTTGAACCAAGATAGCTCATTGCATTGGGGCGGGATGCGTGCGTTCAGGAAGGTGCTTTGGATAGCTCCTGCTCTAAAATCCAGCTTTCCAGAGCCTCATCGATCATGAGCCCCGTCTGCAATTTTTTCGTTACCACAGCTTTGACATCTCTGGTAGAACTCAAGATCTGTTACGATCCGAATAAGAGTTGGGGGAATCTCTTCAGGTTTTGGGTAGTAGCTTACCAAAAGGTTGAGGAGATTGATTGCGCCATCGTAATTCAGGCAATCTACTGCCTGCTAATCCCTCAAAGTAGGTCATCTTAACCCCTAATCGCTTCAGCAATTTGGACGGCGGCTTCAAGTTTCATCATTGGCTTAACGCTGTTTCGGACGTACCAAATCGCGTCGATCATGGTCTTGGATTTTACTAATTCCTGTGATACCGTGTAGACCTGCTTTGAACGTGCCATGTGTATTTCCCTTTCGACTTGGAGAACATACCCCGTATTGGCCCTAAGGCTACGAATTACTTGTCAACGGTTTGCAAAGCCTCATCTGAGCCGTCCTCTGTGAAGAGGCAACATCGGTACCCAAGTGCTTCTGCTTCTGCTT